TGAAGAAATACAACAAAGATTCGATCCTGAAGGAAAGACTGAAGAAAGTCAAGCAATGGCTCAAGCAGTTGGTAAATATTTTGTAGATAAATACAGTAGTGAAGATAGCATTAAACACGTAGTAGCAACTGATCCAGCTTCAATTCTTATGGACATAGCTACTGTGTTGTCAGGTGGAGCAGCAGTTGTAGCTAAGACAGGACAATTAACTAAAGTTGCTAAAATTTCTAGTATTGGAAATGCTATGCAAAAAACTGCAAAATATGTTGATCCTGTTATAGCTCCTATTGCATTAACTGGTACAGCAATAAATAAAACTGGAATACTAGCTAGAGAAGTAGCTGGCGCAAACTCAGGTACAGGTGGAGCAGCAGTTGCTACTGTTGTAGATGAATCAAGAGCAGCTTCTAATCAAGGAACTATAGGAACAAAAGGTGATAGACTTGGACGAGGTGAACAAGGACAAGCACTTACACAGGCAATGCGTGGTGGTGGTGATTTAACCGAAGTTTTAAATATTGCAAAGCGTGATCTTGAAGTAATGAAAGTTGCAAAAGCTGATAATTATAGAGCTAATGAAAGTCTTTGGAAATTAGACAACACTATATTAGATTTTAAAGCTATAGACGATGCAATACTAAAAGCTGAAAACATGGTTATTTATCAAGGTAATACTGTTATAAATCCAAAAGGTGTACAAGCAATAAAAGAATTAAAAGAAATTATTACTGAATTTAAAGGCAAAGACCCGCGAACACATCACACTGCTGAAGGTTTTGACAAAATGAAACAAAAAATGTGGTCAGTTGTTGAGGGCGTTGATCCTAATAATGCAACTGCATCAGGTATAGCAAAAAATATGTACCATTCAGTTAAGAAGACAATAGCTGATCAAGCCCCTGGTTATTCTAAGGCAATGAAAGAATATTCAGATGCAATGGAACTTATAAGTGAAATTGAAAAAACATTATCTTTGGGAAGTAAAGCAAACATCGATACTGCTATTAGAAAACTAAATTCATTGATGCGAGATAATGTTAATACAAATTATGGACAACGAGCTAAATTAGCTAGGCAATTAGAAGATGTAGGTGGAGAGAAATTCATTGCACAACTTGCAGGTCAACAATTTAACGCTCTTATGCCTAGAGGCATACAAGGTGCAATGTTACCAACTCTTGCAACAGGTGCAGTTTACACAGGAGGAGGATCAATACCAGCAGCAGCGGCAATGTTTGCAACTGGCTCTCCAAGAGTAGTAGGCGAAACTGCTAATATGACTGGATACATTATGGGTAAGCTAGACAAATTACCTACACCTTCTTATGAGGGCATTGGAGGATTGTTAGAGATACTTTATCAAACACAAGCAACAATGGAAAACAAACAGAATCAATAAAGGATTAAAAATGGCACATACACAACTAAAATCAATGAGTGATGATGATGTACAAGACATAGCAAGTGATGCTGTACAAAGTGCTATTAATTTTATTGAAAGTGAAATTGCATTAGATAGAATAAAATCTCAGCGTTACTTTGAAGGTGAGGTAGACATTGGTCAAGAAGATGGTAGATCAAAAATAGTTGCTACTAAAGTCAGAGATACTATTAGAGCTATTAAACCTAGCTTAATGCGTGTGTTTTTATCATCAGAACATCCAGTTGAGTTTATACCTACTAGCCAAGAAGATGTTAAAAGTGCAGAACAAGCTACTAAATACATTAATTACAAGTTTGGTGAGCTTAATGGCTACACGCTTCTTAATGATGCAATACACGATGCCTTAATTAAAAAAACAGGTGTTCTTAAAGTTTGGTGGGAAGATAACACAGATGAAGAATTTTTTAACTTTACGAATGTTACTGAGGAAGAGATGGCTGCTATTGTTAATGAGCCTGATGCTACAGTCATTGAACAATCTATGGAGATGTCTATGGAGATGGGTGATGATGGCATGGAGATGGAAACACCACAATATTCGCTCAAAGTAAGTTACAAAAAAGAAAAAGGTAAGCTGTGTGTAGAAGCTGTACCACCTGAAGAATTTTTAGTTGATCGTAACGCTAAGTCTGTAGAAGATGCATATGTTGTAGCACACAGAACAGAGATGCGAGTAGGCGATCTTGTGCAAATGGGTTATGATTTTGATGAAGTATCAGAATTATCAGGTTTGTCCTCAGACGATACATTTACCGATTCTGAAGCGTTTGAGCGTAAAGGCTACGAACAAGATGAAGAAGAAACAACAATGGACATAAGCATGAAGAAGGTTGCTGTGACAGAAGCCTACATGAAAATGGACAAAGAAGGTACAGGCATAGCTTCAATGTACAAAATATTAATGGCAGGTGGTGATAATAAATTACTAGAATGTGAGCCTTATGGGGAAGTGCCATTTGCAATTTTTGAAATTGATCCTGAGCCACACACATTCTTTGGTCGTAGTGTTGCAGACTTAGTTATGAACGATCAAGACTCAGCTACTGCTATGATGCGTGGAATGATGGACAACGTAGCCTTAACAAACTCTCCTAGACAGGGTTATGTACAAGGACAAGTTAACGTAGATGATTTAATGAACAATGAGATTGGTGGTTTAGTCAGGATGAAGTCACCAGCAGCTTTAGTAGATATAGCTACTCCATTTGTAGCTGGTCAAGTATTAACTGCAATGCAATATATGGATGATGCAGTAGAAGCTAAAACAGGTGTAAGTAGAGCTTCTATGGGGCTTGATCCTGATGCTTTACAGAATACATCAGCTACAGCGGCTCGTTTACAAGCACAACAAGGTTCAGCACAAATAGAAACAATGGCTAGAAACCTTGCAGAAGGTGGTGTAAAGCGTTTGTTTAAGCTAATGTTACATCTCTTAGTTGAAAATAGCTGTGAAGAAACTATGATGCGTTTGTCAGGTGAATTTATTCCAGTTGATCCACGGTCTTGGAACACAGGCATGGACATGACAGTAAATGTTGGTCTTGGAACTGGTAGAGAAGAGTCAAGAGTAGCGGCGCTTAACCAAGCATTACAAATGCAGATGCAGATATGGGGTACATATGGCAATCAAAACGGATTAGTAACAATGACAGGCATTAGAAACACACTTGGTGACATGCTAGGAATAGCTGGTATTAAGAATGTTGATCGTTACTTTAATCCTATGACTGCTGAAACAGAAGCTCAATTAATCCAACAACAAGCAGAACAAGCAGCTCAAGCAGAACAAACTTTAACTGAACCTGAAGCAATCGTACAAGCAGAACAATATAAAGCAGATAAGAAAGCTGAAATGGATATGTTAAGAGCGCAAATAGATGCTCAGAAAGCAATTGCAATAGATGATAGAGAGCGAGATAGAATGGATCAAGATTTATTGACTGATGCAGCTAAGATAATTGGACAGTATGGTACAAAAGTTGATGTAGAGAACATAAAAACAGCTCAAGCAGAGGCTAGATACCCACAAGAATCACCAGCTCAAGCAGTTACTGGAGGTAGGTTCTAGTGCTAAACAATCTATCAATAGTAGAAAAAAGCGCTAAAATGAAGACATTACAGGCTGATGACACGTTTCAATTAGCCTTAAAAGAAATTACTGAACAGCAAGTTGCTGTTTTTGTAGAAGCTGATTCTAGTACAGAACAGCGTGAGAAAGCACACGATATGATATGTGCGCTTAGAAAGATTGATGATTATTTCGACTCTGTAAGAACAGATGAGGTAATGTTTAATCGTAAACTAACCAAAGGAGAATCAGCACCGTGAGTGAAACTACGACTGAAACTACAATAACTGACATCGATAGTGCTTTAAGTAGCATTATGGAGTCACCTGAAGAAACAACTGAAGCTATTATTGAAGAAGAAATTCAGGAAACAGAAGAAATATCTGCTGAGTCTGAAATAGAAGAAGAAGTTGATTCCGAAGAAGAAGTGGAAGAAGATCAAGAAATTGAGGCTTCTGAAACAGATACCGAAGACCACCTAGAGGATGCAAGTCCAGAAGAGCCACGATATTCTGTCAAAGTAGATGGACAAGAAGTCGAGGTATCCTTAGAGGACTTAAAGCAAGGCTATAGTGGGCAACAGTATGTCCAAAAAGGTATGCAAGATGCTTCAGCACAAAAGAAAGAAGCTGAAGCTGTTTATGCAGCCTTAACTAATGAACGTCAGCAATTAGCTGAGTTATATCAATCGATTCAACAGGGTAATATTACAGCACCTCCTGAGAAACCTACAAAAGAAATGTTTGATGCCGATCCTATCGGTTACATGAAACAAAACTTGGACTATGAAGAACAGAAGGGCGCATATGATATGCAAATGATGCAATTGCAACAAGTGTCACAACAATCAAGTGAAGCTGAAGCAAATGCAAAACAAGCGTATCTTAAAGAACAAATGCAAATATTACAACGTGAAATCCCTGATTTTGCAGACTCTAAACGAGCAACTGCACTCAAGGAGAATTTGGTCAAATATGGAACTACTCATTATGGTTACACGACAGAAGAGATTTCTCAAATAACTGATCATAAAGCGATTAAAGTGCTACACGATGCTGTAAGGTATCAGGAAATTATCAAAGGTAAGTCACAGGCTAAGACTAAAACTAAGTCTGCGAAACCAATGCTAAAACCAGGCGCTAAGAAAATGGCTACGCCAACTGCTAAAGTACGTTCACGCCAACAGGCAAAACTCAAGGACTCAGGTAGCATCGAAGATGCACTTGGGTTAATACTTAATAATTAATGGAGAAATATTATGGCACAGCCCAGCAATACGTTCGACAGTTATGATATTAAGGGTATTCGGGAAGACTTAGAAAATGTCATTTATGACATAAGTCCAGAAGAAACTCCTTTTTACTCATCGCTGAAAAAAGTCAAAGCAAGTAACACATACCATGAGTGGCAGACAGATGCTTTACGTTCAAGTGCAGCTAACGCTCACATTGAAGGTGACGACACTACTGGTGAAGCTCGTGTAGCAACAACTAGGCTCGGGAATTACACCCAGATATTTAAAAATGCCGTGGTTGTTCCTGACAGTGACGAAGGTCTTGATAAAGCAGGTCGTTCTGCTGAGATGGCATACCAAGTGCTTAAAATTGCTAAAGAGCAAAAGCTAGACATTGAGAAGGCTTTGTTTGATAACAATAAGTACGAGGCAGGTTCTGCATCAGCAGCTCGTGAGCTAGCAGGTTGTGGCGCATACGTGAAATCTAATGTTGCAAACATTGGTGGATCAGGTGGTGCTAACCCTACTGGTTCCGTACCGGGTAATACGCCTCGTACAGATGGTACTGCGACTGTGTTTTCACAAGCAGACTTTGATACTGTTATGGAGTCTATTTGGACTAACGGTGGTAAGCCTGATACGGTTTATCTAAGCTCGTTCCAAATGAACAAAGCTCTAGCATTTACTGGTATGAACAACCAACGCTCTACAATTGGAGCTTCTGTTGGTGGTTCTAACGCTGTTATTAATGCAGTAGATGTATATGTCACTCCGTGGGGTACCGTTGATTTTGTACCTTCTAGAGAGAACCGTGGCAAGGATGTTTGGATCATGCAGGCGGATATGTGGGCAGTTGGTGTTCTTAGACCAACTAAAAACACAGAGTTAGCTAAGACTGGTGACTCAACTAAACGTCAAGTATTGACTGAGCTAACGCTTATCTCTAAAAATGAGAAAGCATCA